AATTTTTTCTTACCAAATATTACACTATCAAATTGTGACATAAATATACAATTTTGTTTCTAATAAATATTGAAACTAGAAATTTGTATATCCGTGTTCTAAATAAAAGACATAATTTTCTTTAAAAATACTATAAAGCTGATTAGCTATTTTGGTTATTTTGGGTGTCTTTACATCAACTTGTTCACGGATATAAATGTAAAGTGCTTTTTTATTAAATACATCTAAATTTTCTCGTTTACGGAATAATTCTAAAATTGCATCCGCTATTTGAGCGTCATAATCTTTTGGAAAAATCTCAAAGATATGTTCAGTACAATGATTAGTAAATTCATCTATAAAATTAGATAATTTTTCATCATATGATCCTTCATCAATATTATAAGAATGATTTTCATCTTCTTCTAAAACTTCAATAGGAGCAGTATCAACACGTTTTTTATAATTTTTCTGGTTGGAAAGGATCAAATAACGTTTTGCAATAGTTCCAAAATAAGAATATGCTTTTGCACCTTTTGATTGATCATACAAATGAATCTTAGAAAGAAGGAATGTAATTACTTCATGTTGAAGATCTTCAATATTATCTACTTCTGTGTAATAGAATTTAAAAGTATGGATAATATTTTCGGTTAATTTGAAAAATCCATAATGAATTCTTTCTCTATATATTCTACTTCTTTCTTCAGAATCTTCAGTATGATTATATAGTACAATAGCATTTTCAGTATCTTGGGTAAAGTATTGTACCCCTTTTTTCTTTTTCTTTACTACTACTTCCATTACTTTTCAACATTCTTGATGACGAAAGTATTTAGAATAGTCTGAATGCTTTGTATTTGTTGGAAGAAAAATCCTACTTCATCATCTGATTTAAAGCTACCTTTAATATCTATTTCTTGGATTTTTTTATCGGCGGCTTCTATAGTTTGAGAAATTTTATTCAAATAAACCATGTATCCTTGCAGGATATCTTCTTGTTTTTCGTTTTTGCGTAGGAGGTTAAAGGTCGTGTATCCAAGGATCACGACCAATATGCCTAAAATTATTGTAAGTCCTATCATAAGTTATCTAATAAATTTTTTAATCCTGCATTTTTTAGCGAACCTAATGCTTTTGTTTGGCTGCTATTTTTTGAAGGTTGTTTTTTATTTGACTCCAATGTAAAACCTTTTTTCTTAGTATCCAAGTTACCTTGGAATTTAGGTAACCACTCACGTTCAAATTCAATACGAGCAGCCATCAAATCGGCCTGGTGTACAATAAATGGGAGTGAGGTACGTGGTTTTTGTTCGGGCATATAAGCCATTAAATATTTCTCATTTGCCTTATCATACAAACCATCATGAGTTTGAATTGCTATCATCTCATTGAATGAATATTGAATACCATGTGCCTGGAGTAGGTATAGACCACGATCAGGAACAGAAGCAAATGGGACTTTAGTATTAAACATATAATCCTCACCTAATTTTTCTCGTCTCCAATTATCAGTTTGAGGAACATATGATTCTTCCTCTTCCGAACCCATTTTACCCAGGTCATGATTTAAAGCCGAAAATATAAGTTCCTCTTTAGTAAATGTATCTAAATTAGCTCCCATATCACCCCACAATTTATGAAGGTGAAGAGCACAAGTCATAACACGATTAACATGTTCTACATACCCTCCAGGAAAAGCATTATGATATTCTTTTTTATGAGCCGCAGGCATTAAAATAATACGGTCTTCATATTTTTCATAAAACTCTTTAAGTTTAGTTTTACGTGGTTCGGAAATATGATCATCAATAAAACCAATAAAATCCAACCAATTTTGTTGAATTTGCTCTGCTGTTAGTTGCATAATATTAAAAACGATTGATTTCCCCCGGACTTAGAGGTTCTTGTTGAATAAATATTTTAGCATCATCAAGTGATTCACGAAGGGTAATTAGTACCTCTTCCACCTGTTCTCTTGATCCACCACGATTTAGGAATAGATGTAGTTTTTCAACTTCCCCCTCGGCTCGTTCCAACCGTCTCATTATAATCTCTCTGTTTTTCATAACATTCTTTATTTTCTTTTTCTCTCGTATCTCAAATATAATATATGAATTTTGAGGTGCCAAGCTTAGTTTAAAAGTTCCTTGAGAAGATTTTGAATTTTTACAAGCTGCGCACATTTTTCATATTCTTCAAATTCTTCAAAATACGAAATAGCGAATTTTACATAAGTAAGAAGATACTCATCTGCGTAATGTAATAAAGCATCTTGATGAGAGGAAACTTGAATATCAATTTTTGAAATCCAAAACCAAGCTCTATTGTAGACTACAAATTCTCCGGCTTGTTCAACATCATAAAGGTCTAATTCCTCATCCATCTGGGAGAAGAAATTCATTACCTTT